GGACAGGCAAGGCAGATTATTTGGGATGTATTGATGGAGTTGGGTAGAGAAGTTATCTCTGCTAGCCACATCAATAATATGGACATTACCTTGATAAACGGAGCAAAGATTTATGTCCGAGGTGCAGATAGACCAGATACTTTGCGAGGAGTGTCGCTCACCTACGCTGTGCTTGACGAGGTTGCAGACATCAAGCCTGAAGCATGGGAACAGGTTATTCGTGCTTCTCTGTCAGACAAAAAGGGTAGGGCTATGTTTATCGGCACTCCCAAGGGTCGCAACTTCTTCTATGACATCTTTAAACTTGGAATGTCAGAAGAAGACTCAGACTGGAAAAGTTGGCATTTCACCACCAAAGACAACCCTTTAATCGACCCTGATGAAATCGAGAGCGCAAAGAAATCCCTTTCCAGCTTCGCTTTCAAGCAAGAGTATATGGCATCTTTTGACAATGCGGGGTCAGATGTCTTCAAGGAAGAATGGATTAAATACGGAGAAGAACCTCAGTATGGCTCTTACTTTATAGCCTGTGACTTGGCTGGATTTGAGGAAGTTGCCAAACAAGCGGCTAATTCCAAGAAAAGGCTAGACCAGACTGCCATTGCTGTGGTCAAGGTGACTGATGATGGCAAATGGTTTGTCAAAGAGATTGCTTTTGGTCGTTGGGACATCAGAGAGACTGCTGCAACGATTCTGCTAAAGATGAGGGAATATCGACCTTTGAGCGTTGGAATTGAGCGTGGAGCATTAAAAAATGCAGTTTTGCCGTATTTGTCAGACTTAATGCGGAAAAATAATGTATATTCGCACATAGTTGACTTAACGCATGGCAACAGGAAAAAGACTGACAGGATTATCTGGAGTCTCCAAGGAAGGTTTGAGCATGGGCGCATTGTGCTGAACTCTGAGGAAGATTGGGATGAATTCAAAGATCAATTGTTGATGTTTCCCGCCCAAGGTGTTCACGATGACCTTCCCGATGCTCTTTCCTACATTGACCAACTGGCTGTGACCTCATACTTTGTTGATGACCAAGAAGATGAGTGGGAGCCTCTAGATATTATTTCGGGGATATAAATGGCAACAGACAAACAAGTCAAGTTAGAGCAGAACGAGTTTTATGAGCCGACTGAGGCTGACAAAGAACTTACGGCTTTTGTTACTGACCATTGCACCAAGTGGCGTGACTATAGAGACACCAACTTTCTTCCTGATTGGCTAGAGTATGAACGCATCTTCCGAGGCCAATGGGCTGCTGAAGATAAGACCCGTGAGTCTGAGCGTAGCCGCATTGTTACCCCTGCCACACAACAAGCTGTAGAGACTCGCCATGCTGAGATCATGGAAGCTATCTTTGGTCAAGGGGACTTCTTTGATATTGAAGACAACATCCAAGATATAGGTGGAAACCCTATAGATGTTGAGTTGATTAAATCTCAACTGATGGAAGACTTCAAGAAAGACAAAATCAGAAAATCTATCGACCAGATCGAGTTGATGGCTGAAATCTATGGTACTGGCATTGGCGAGATCATTGTCAAGACCGAAAAAGAATATGTACCTTCTACTCAGCCTATCCCTAATCAGATGGGGCAAGCTGCTATTGGCGTGATGGAGAGAGACAGGATTGCTGTCAAAATCATGCCTATCAACCCCAAGAACTTCTTGTTTGACCCTAACGGGACAAGCATTGATGACTGTATGGGCGTGGCTATTGAGAAGTATGTATCAATTCATAAAGTGGTTGAGGGTATTGAGAAAGGTATTTACCGCAAGGTAGACATCACGCCCACCTATGAAGATACTGATCTAGAGCCTACCCAAGAGGTAAGCCAGTACCAAGATGAGAAGGTACTGTTGTTGACATACTACGGGTTAGTACCCCGTGAGTACTTGAACAATCTCAAAGAAAACAAAGACATTGTTGATTTGTTTCCTGAGAACTCTGCTGCTGAAGACTACTCAGATATGGTTGAGGCCATTGTCGTAATTGCCAACGATGGTATGTTACTCAAGGCTGAAGAAAACCCCTACATGATGAAGGATAGGCCAGTGTTGTCGTACCAAGACGATACAGTGCCTAATCGCTTGTTGGGGCGAGGTACAGTGGAAAAAGCCTTCAATATGCAGAAAGCTATTGATGCTCAGACTAGGGCTCACTTGGATTCACTTGCTTTGACCACTGCCCCAATGGTTGCTATGGATGCCACACGCTTGCCCCGTGGCATGAAGTTTGAGATTAAGGCTGGTAAAGCCATTCTCACCAATGGCAACCCAAATGAAATCCTGTATCCATTCAAGTTTGGTCAGAGTGACCCCAATAACCTAGCAACTGCCAAAGATTTTGAGCGTATGTTGCTTCAGGCTACTGGTACTCTTGACTCTAATGGCATGGTTACCCAATCTAGCCGTGATGGGGGTGGTATGTCAATGGCGGTTGCTTCTATCATTAAGAAGTACAAGCGTACATTGGTCAACTTTCAAGAAGATTTCCTTGTGCCTTTCATCAAGAAGGCGGCTTTCAGGTTCATGCAGTTCGATCCAGAGCGTTATCCCTCTGTTGATATGAACTTCATCCCTACAGCTACCCTTGGAATCATTGCTAGAGAGTACGAACAACAGCAATTCATTGGTTTGTTGCAGACTCTTGGCCCAAATACACCTGTTTTGCCTGTGATTCTCAAAGGAATTATTGCTAATTCAAGTTTGAGCAACAGATTTGAGATGATGGCGGCTTTGGATGAGATGAGCAAGCCTAATCCTGAAGCACAACAGATGCAACAGATGCAAGCAGAGTTGGCAATGCAAGCTGCACAGGCCAATATTGCTGTACAGACTAGCCAAGCCGAGCAAAACAAAGCAGAAGCTATCAAATTGTCTGTTGAAGCGCAGTTATTGCCACAAGAAGTGCAGGCAAAAAACATGGCGGCGATGACAAAGAATCTTCCGAATGAAGATGACCAAGCATCTAGAGAGTTTGACAAGCGGGTTCGCATTGCCGAGTTGATGCTCAAGGAAGCAGACATTAAAAACAAGTCTAAAATTGTCGAGTTACAGATGAATAATGCTAAAAGCACTGTAGTGGACATGGAAAACGAGTTTTTACAAAACTTAAATCAGGAGTTGGCAAATGGCAATAGATAAAATCTTCAATGATGGGAATGTAGATGGCATTGCAGATAATATCTTTAATGCGGTAAACAACTCTGTTTCCGAGGTTAAGCAAATGCAGCAGCGTAAGGCGGCTGAGAATGCTCAAATGGTTGTCCAATCTCTGAAGAAGATTGACACCGACATTCGTAGTAAGTTTGACAATGTAGCCAATGTTCTTGAGAAACGAATCATCACTATCAAGGATGGTCGTGACGGGATTAATGGTAAAGACGGGCGTGATGGTAAAGATGGTAAGGCTGGTAAGGATGGTTTGAGGGGTGAGAGAGGCCCAGCGGGAGTTAACGGACTCAATGGAGTTGATGGTCTTGATGGTGTGTCGGTATCTAATGCAAACATCGACTTTGATGGCTCTTTAATTATTGCTTTGTCTGATGGTCGAGAGATCAACGTAGGCGAAGTGGTTTCTACAGACCTACAAGAACGTATCAAAGTTATTACCAGTGGTGGGGCAGGTGGAGGTGGCGGTAGTGGAACAGTCACAAGTGTCGCAACTGGCACAGGTTTATCAGGTGGCCCAATTACCACAACTGGAACTATTGCTTTGGCAAACACTGCTGTAACGGCAGGAAGCTACACCACAGCAAACATTACTGTTGATGCTCAAGGTCGAATTACAGCGGCTGCAAATGGCAGTGGTGGTGGTAGTGGCACAGTGACCAGTGTTGCTGCAACAGTGCCAGCGTTTTTGTCAGTTACTGGTTCACCAATTACAACAAGTGGCACATTGGCAATTACCTTGTCAGGTACTGCATTGCCTGTTGCTAATGGTGGTACTGGAGCGACAACTGCTGGCGCTGCGTTAACAAGTCTTGGTGCAATTGGAAGTATTGCATCTGCTGACGCTTCTATTGTTGTTACGCAAGTTGGTAGTGCCATTGACCTTGCTGTATCTCAAACTTCTCCTGCATCTGTAGTGGTTGAGCAAGTAAGAAACACTACTGGCGCAACACTTACCAAAGGTACAGCGGTCTATATCTCTGGCGCTACAGGTCAAATACCAACTGTCTCTAAAGCATTGGCTACTGGTGATTCGACATCAGCACAGACTCTAGGCTTAATTACTGCCGATATATCAAACAACTCTAATGGCTATGTAACGATCATTGGCTTGGTTGCCAATCTTAATACATCAGCGTATACCGATGGGGCGCAGTTGTATCTTAGCCCCACCACAGCAGGAACTTTAACAGCTACCAAACCTTATGCTCCACAGCATTTGGTCTATGTAGCGGTTGTTGCCCATGCTCACCCTACTCAGGGTAAGTTGCTTGTTAAGGTGCAAAATGGCTATGAGTTAGATGAGTTGCACAATGTGTCGGCTCAATCACCTACTACTGGTCAAACCCTTGTTTGGAATGGCACAACAAGTCTTTGGGAAAAGAACACTGTATCGTTGACTGCTGGTGTAAATGGTACGCTTCCTATTGCCAATGGTGGTACTGGAACTACATCAACTACATTTGTCAATGCGGCAACCAATGTTACTGGCACGTTGCCAATAGCTAATGGTGGTACAGGTCAAACTACTTTGGCAGCGGCTAATATTGCTGTTGTCAACGTAGCCAACACCTTTACAGGCACACAGACATTCTCAGGAACATCATCAACACTAGCAATGGTCTTGAATGATGTGGCAGAGGTAACAACAGTATCGGCTACAGCGGCAACAGGCACGATTGCATACGATGTCACTACCCAAGCTGTTCTCTATTACACCAGCAATGCAAGTGCTAACTGGACAGTTAACTTTAGAGGTTCTAGCGGTACTTCATTAGACACATTGATGAGTACAGGTCAGTCAATGACTGTGGCTTTCTTGGTAACTCAGGGTGCTACTGCCTACTACAACTCTGCTGTGCAAGTTGATGGCACTACGTCAGGCGTGACTACAAGATGGTTTGGTGGTGCGCCTACTGCGGGTAATGCAAGTGGCATTGATAGTTATCGCTACCTCATCATTAAAACAGGCAGTGCAACATTTACTGTCTTGGCAAGCAACACACAATTTAAGGCCTAAACCATGCCATTACAAGCTACAAGCGGTGCGGCTAGTTACGATGCCTTTGGTGGCAATGGTGTGGCTGTTGTGCCTACATATATTGAGGATGTGTTCAGCACATTCCTTTATACGGGTACTGGTGCTAATCAAACTATTACCAATAACATTGATTTGTCTACCAATGGTGGATTGGTTTGGATAAAAATAAGGTCAGCAACAGGAGCCCATCGTTTATTTGATACAGCAAGGGGTGCTACTAAATATCTTTCAAGCAATGGAACGGCAGGATCTGCAACAGACGCAACATCATTAACTGCTTTTAATTCAACTGGTTTTTCATTAGGCAATAACGATGCTGGAGATGATACAGTTAATGGTTCTACTTATACCTACGCCTCATGGACATTCCGCAAGCAGCCTAAGTTTTTTGATATTGTGACATGGACTGGGGATGGAGCTAACCGCACTATTTCCCATTCACTAGGATCAGTACCTGCTTGTATATTAGTGAAAAGAACAAGTAGTGGTAATGCTGCGTGGGCGGTTTACCATAGAAGTTTAGCTAATACACAATACTTGGTTCTTAATGACACAGCCGCAGCAGTGACAGATGCTACTTGGTGGAACAGCACAACGCCTACAAGCACAGTTTTTAGCCTTGGTACTGATGCTACTGTTAACGAATCTGGAAAAACATATATTGCATACATTTTTGCCCATGACGCAGGAGGCTTTGGCCTGACGGGTACGGACAATGTGATTAGCTGTGGGGGGTTTACCTGTGATGGTTCGGGCAACGCAACAGTCAGTCTTGGATACGAACCACAATGGATTTTAACTAAAAGAACTAGCTCCGCTACTGATTGGCAAATATATGACAATATGCGTGGGTTTACTGCGGATAATGTGGCACAAAAAGCGTTAAGGCCAAATACTAATACGGCTGAAAGTGATTCATTTTCTTACGCAACAAATTCAACAGGGTTTAGTTTAACTGGTGTTGGTGCGTCAAATACATTCATCTATATAGCCATACGCCGTGGCCCGATGAAAGTGCCTACTACGGGTACGAGTGTGTTTTATTCTCAAGCTATTGCACAAGCAGACACCATTGATTCAACAAACGTACCTTTCCCGCCCGATTTAGTTAATACGTTTAGCCGAAATGGTACAGATAGATCTTCTGTATATAATCTGTTTCAATTTATAGATCGTTTGCGTGGATTAGGAACGCCTATCAATGTTTTTTCAACTTCAGGCCCTGCTCTTATATCGTCTTCCACTGCAGCAGAAGGCGCTGGTCAATCTTATGTTCAATTAAAGGCAGACAGCCGAAATATCACTAGGTCTAATGGGTGGAATAATGCGTTTTATGGTAATTGGATTAACTATTTTATGCAACGAGCCCCATCGTTCTTTGATGAGGTTTGCTATAATGGGGTCGGAAGTCCATTTATTGCCACAAATAATCACAACTTAACCGTAGCGCCCGAAATGATGATTTGCAAGGTTAGAAACCTTAGCGATTCATGGTTTGTTTATCATCAAGCGCTTGGCGCAAGCAATTCGTTAACTTTAAATTCCACGAGCGCATCTGCTTCTTCTAGCAACTTTGGGAGTACAGCGCCAACTTCAACCCAGTTCACTACTGCTGTTGGGGGAAGTTCACAAACTCTTGTTGCCTACCTATTTGCAACGTGCGCTGGTGTATCCAAAGTAGGCTCATACACAGGCACAGGAACAACTCTGCAAATTAACTGTGGCTTCACAGCAGGGGCAAGGTTTGTACTCATAAAGCGCACTGACTCTACTGGCGATTGGTATGTGTGGGATACCGCTAGAGGAATTGTTTCAGGTAATGACCCATATTTATTGCTCAACAGCACTGCCGCTGAAGTAACAAACACTGACTACATCGACACCTATAGCGCAGGGTTTGAGATTAGCAGCACAGCGCCAGCCGCCATCAATGCAAGTGCTGGAACTTACATCTTCTTGGCAATCGCATAAGGAAACATCATGCAAATCAGAACACAAGACGGGCAAGTAATGTACGAGGCAGAATTTCGTGCATACACAAAAGCCAATGGTGGCCCTACATGGGAAACAACAACAACTGAGGTGCTAGAAGCCTTGGGTGCTGATGTCATCTTTGAAGGCCCACAAGCTACAGGCGGCACTGTCTACCAATACTCGCAAGCTAATGGCGTAGAGGAGATTGATGGAAAGTGGTACACCAAGCACATCCTTGGCCCTGTCTTTACAGACACCACAGACCTTGAAGGCAATGTAACCACTGCTGCTCAGAATGAAGCTGCTTACAAAGTTGCCAAGGATGCAGAGCAAGCTAAGTCTGTACGCACCACTAGGGACACCAAGCTATCTGAGACTGATTGGCGGTTTCGCAGTGATATGACCCCCTCACAGGCATGGAAGGATTACTGCCAAGCCTTGCGTGATGTTCCATCTCAGGCTGGTTTCCCTTGGACTATTGAGTGGCCTGAACAACCATGACCCCAGAACTGCAAAAATATTACGAAGAACGCTTTGACATGATGTCAACAGAGGGCTGGAAGGATTTGACTATTGATATTGACAATATGATAGAGTCGCTTAATAATCTGAGCGTTATTCCTGATGAAAAGACCTTAATGTTTAAAAAAGGTGAACTTTCCATCTTGACTTGGCTGAAAACCTTGAAAGAGGTCA